GTAATCCCCATTTTTTTGTATAATTAGCCCCATCCTCGCCACTATACCGATCAACCTAATGTCAATCTTACCCTTCTATTGGTATGATATATAGTTGAAACCAAAGAATCCGTTTTTCATGGTTATGCGCGGCGGTGGGGCATGAAAATGGATTTTTATTATCATACTTTAACCAAATCAACTTAGCACAAGGAATCAAAAAAATGGAGACAAAATGTATCGCAATACGTTCAAATGGAATACAATGTGAAAAAAACTGCAAGAGAGTAGGTGATGGTTTAAGATGTGGAACTCATTATAATACATTTCAAACACTTGGACCACATACACTTGCTCGAAGAGAGTTAGGCTATATACACAAGAAAGAGATTGATGTAATCAAAAAACAACAAGATGAGATGATTTATTTAGAAGTTCAAGAACGTTCAGATGAACTTAGACTTAGGTATATCCGTGATTATTATGGAGCACGTATTAGGTTAGTACGGTCTCGCCATAAACATATTATGGCCGATTTGGTAGTGCGCCAGATCGAAGAGATTCGTATTACAGGAGTAGATCCTGATCGGCCCGCAAGGGAACGCCAGCGCGCTCTCGAAACTCAAAGACTAGGAAGAATAAGAAGAGTACAACAGCATATTAATGAAGAACTGGATATAGCTGTTCCAGAAGTTCGCCAACTTGGGCAGTTTGCAAGTGATCCGCAAAACGTTCATACTACGGAAGCTGTAAAGCAGACAAAGGAAATTATATCACTTGTCCGTACTATCTATGTACCCGAAGATTATCGATGGAACACACTTGTTGTTTCAAAGACATTTGGTGAGATTATATCAGAGTGTAATGTGTCATTACATGCTGCTGCTCAGATGTTCAACCACTATGTAAGTAATACTGCAATATATGATATTGAGGAAGGTATATACGGAAAAGTATTAGACTCTGTTTGGCAGTATATTAAGACATCATCAGACAAGGAAGATCTTTGTCGGATTATGAAGAAAGAATTGGAGGATAACATTGGTATGTGTGCGCAAGGTAATTTGTCGCGAATCTGTAACATCCTAGCCGGATACATGGAAGGTGTAGGAACACAAGAGTGTTTATCTGAACGTTTAGGACGTTTACTTTCTCCAATCATGTTAATTGAAAGTATTGTTGAAAGAGTTGAAAAAGCATGTATGATACTAAAAGAGAACAATGTCCCAAAAGATGAGTGGGAAATATGGGTAAATCCAATGATTGAAGACGATAGTATTGAAACTATGAGACAAACATTAACAATACAATGATCTCCACACTTCTGGCTCTTTCTTACTTGAATCAATCAAAATAGTCTTAATTACAGATTCGTTTATGGTAAGTGGAAACTGAATATCCATATAAAATTTATAATCTTTCATACTTTCATGTTTGGCGACACGCAGCATATTAATACGTGTCATCATGCTTTCTACAGTTCGGATTAAAGTACGAACACCTTTTTCTTCTTTAGAATATTCTTCAATGAGAAACTTAATAGCAGAATCAGAAAGAATAACATCTTCTTTTTTGAAACATAATCTTTCAAGAATTTGTGGCATTATGTAATCTTTTAGAATTACTGTCTTATCCTTTTCAGTATAACCGTCACAATTAATAACATTCATTCGATCGCGTAGAATTGGATGTACTTTATCAATATCATTGAATGAGAAGACAAACAAACACTGTGATAAATCAAAATCAACACCAGCAAAATAACGATCATGAAATTGTGTATTTTGAGATCTATCTGTCATATGAATCATCATGCTAACAATCTCATCTCCTTGAGGAGTCGTAGAAATTTTATCAAGTTCATCAAAGTACATAACTGGATTCATTGTTTTCGAATGCATCAATGAATCTACAATACGGCCCCACATTGAACCTTCATATGTATACGAATGACCTATAAAATTAGCAATATCTGAAGCTCCACCTAATGTGAAGAATTCAAACGGGCGCTGTAAAACTTCTGCTATAGCATTTCTAGCAAATGATGTTTTCCCTACACCCATTGGCCCTTGTAAGGCAATTACATTACCAACTGAACTTGGATTAACAATCCACTGTGCAATAGTTTGCATAATTTGTAGTTTAGCTGGTTCCATAGCATAGATATGTTTATCCATCTGCGATCTAGCATTTATCATAAATTTAGTACATGTTTCTGTACCATCTTTCAGTTGTACTGGTAATGGTACTGATTTTCCGAATGGAATGCGCATGAATGCATCTAACCAGTTTCTAAGTTTATGACCTTCACCACTATCAGAAATGTCGGACAAACATTCGATCTTTTTAATTACACTTGATTTGATATAGTCTGAAACTGGTAATTGCAAAACTCTAAATTTATGAGGAATATCTCCTTCGTCTAATGACATACTTGATAAACGTTTCATCATATCATGAAGTTCTTTCTTCTTAGCTATTGGTTGACTATCATAGTATGATTGTTCAGATTGATTAAGTGGTATGGGAGTTTCATCTAATTCAGTATTTTTCTTCTTAGCCCTAGATTTTCGTTTAGTGGGAAATATTTGTGGAGGTTCATCTTCAACAATATCACGTTTTGATACATATTTATCTAAAAGATACTGAATAAATCCTTCATCTATTTCAATTTCCAATTCTTCTTCACCTTCATCTTCACTTGTTGGAACATAATCTGAATCATCATCACTAATATTGAGATTTAATACACCATCTTTTTCTAATAGTGTATCATCATCTACCCATATTGTCCCGTCTTCTTTAGTATTCCGTCTCTGTCTCACCTTTTTCTTAGGTGGTGGTTTACCATCATCAGACATGTTTTCAGAACATGTTCTGCTACGAGCTCCTCTTAATTTCTTTTTTGCAGCCATCCTTGTTTGTTATTAGAAATAAAATCACGCTATTCATTTTCCATCAATAATAATAACATGTCAGTAATTGCAAGAAAGGATTATCCTACAGGGTACCCTACAGATGCTTCTGAAATACTTCGGAATATGTCATTCACAAATGGCAAGAATGTAAGAATTGTAGGAAGTATGGCATTACGATCTCAGATATATGCTGGTGATTACGATGCTGTAGAAGTTGTTAATTTAACTGGGACTAAACAACTTGTGGTAAGAGATCTCGTTAAGAAATTCAAACAAATAATTAAGGATCTTAATACTATACCAAATACATACATCGGTGATATAAAAAGTGGTTCAATTGAAGAATGGGTAATAATACATGACGAATATAACTATGAGAAATCTATTAAAAAACTTGAAGAGTTACATAAACAGAAAATAATTTCAAATGATGAATATGACGATGGTAAAAAGCGTATTAAACCAACAGTTTCAAAACTAGAATTACTTGCACTACGAAGAGATTTTAGACCAAATATTATTCGATGGAAACCACGTGATATTTTATTAGGTTTCAAAATTCTTAAAGATAAAAGAAAATTTACATTAGCAGAAGCGTTTCAAACACCTACTATAACAAAATTAGATGTAGTATCATGGGTTCAAAATAATAGATTTACTGATTTTTCAATGATTTACCAGTTTAAAAATAATGGCAATATTATGAATCCTGTAAAAACTGATATTGAAACATCAATTCGTGAAAATATATTTATGTTACATCATGAAGGTAATTATTTTAAAATGGCAAAGCGTATGTTTGCATTAGCAAAATTTAAAGGTTATATTGATGTTCTTGAGAAGCTATCTCCTTTATTTAATGGTGATGTAGGACGATTGTATATGGTATATGGTGATATCGGAACACTTGAAAATCTTATAGAGAATACAGATAATCTTCCTTATTCAAAAATAATATTTGAGATTGATCAGTTTAAAGGACGACTTTCAAATATATCTCTTGACAAATATGTTAATAAAGAAAATGAACTATTTACATTAATAGATAAACTTACGAGTATAACTAGTTCAGAATACACACATAAATCAATGAAAGAAATACTTGAAAAGCTAAAAGTAATATTATCGAATTTAATGTCATATTATGCAAAGTCATATCTTAACAATATCAAACTAATGCCAATATATTAGAATGGACCATTACCGGTAAATGCGGCTCCAACGCACGGCACACATGTACCCTCATTAACTTGTTTAGAACGACCTTGCATCCAAGTTAGACGATAACCATTACTACGAACAAACCAGGGATCATGAAAGTTTTTTGTTTTATCCTCTTTGAATACTATTAATTCTCTTTTTAATCGAATCCAATCTCCTGCATCACGTACTGAATCTTTATCAAAACTATATCCAGCCGTTAGTGTAGAACTCGGGCTAGGAGAATTTAATACAGGATTTCCATTAATAGCAACTGTGCCACTTACTTTTGGTCCTTGAGAACTCATTTATATCTAAGATAGCAAAGAAGATAATGGAACGACATGAATGTGTTCAGATTATGATATTTGTTGGAATTGTATTTATCCTTATACATTTGCTTAATACTCAAAGAAGTCTTATAGAACATCTAACACCGGGACCACCCACACTCCTGACGTTACAAACAGATACGAAGGATCTTGATACACGTCTTACAGATCTAAAAACAGATTTTGAGAAGATGAAAAGTCAAGCATCAGCCCAAGCAGGTAATGCGGCAGCTGCAAGAGCACAACTTAGTGCAACTAAATACTCATGAACGACGTCCAGTCCACCATGACATATCAAAATAAGGCGGTAATGGTCCACTTACATCTGTTGGATTAGGTTGAGGTGTACTTGCCATCGCAGTTTTAACACCAGCGGGTGTTAAGAAATAACTATAGTATTGTAGATTAGAAATCTTACCATCAAAACCACCAGCTACACCTGTACTTACAGTTGAATTATTTTGTTTAGGAACTTGTGTTATGCTATGATGGATGTAAAGGTTACCATTAATGTAAACATCAATTGAATCTTGATCAGCTGCAATAGCAACATGAATCCACTTTTTAGCAGGAATGTTTGAGATAGGGATAGTTTCTGTGCCACCAAATGTATCAACTTTTACAAGTAAAGAATTTGTGTTTGCGTCTACAAGTAAGGCAGGACACATAGTTTTCAAATCTTCTGAACCTTTTGTAAAAATAACTTTAGGTTCACCATATCTATATTCAAAATTATCAATCATAATCCAACAAGTATACGAAAACGTAAGTCCTTCTTTTTGATCAAGTGATTTAGGAAGCGCTTTATTACTTCTAAATGATTTTCTACCATCTTCAGTAGTTGATTGAATTGTAGTATATGACGGCATGCTAGCAGTACTATTAAAATACCAATATGCGCCAGCAACAACTAATAATGCCACTGCGAACGAAAGAAATACGGATGAGTCCATTATGTATAAAATGGATTTATAAATAGCTTAATTAATTAGAGAGTGATGAATATATTCTTTCTAAATTGGAATCCACGTAAAGCAGCAGAATATCACTGTGACAAACATGTAGTAAAAATGATTATTGAAACAGCACAATTATTGTATACAGCACATTGGGTATTAGAAACACCTAATATGCCTTCAAATGCGTATAAACTATCACACAAGAATCATCCATCAGCAATATGGGCTCGTGAATCTCTTTCTAATTATCTTTGGTTGTGTTCTCTTGGATGGTGGTTATGCAAGGAATATCAGTTTCGATATGGTGAAACTAAAGTTCATAAAACAGAGGCACATATACTTTGGTTATTAAATAATCATCCTAAAATACCTATTCAAGCAATTACAACAGTTAGACAAGCAATGCCGGACGAATATAAGATGCCTGATCCGATAGAAGCGTATCAGAAATATTACATTGAAGCTAAATTGAAAAAACGTGGGATTGTAAAATATACGAAGCGCGAAGCTCCTGAGTTTATTCAGTTAAGTTCGTAACCTTTAACGTGTTTCGAAGCATAACATTCTGGCGAATAATGTCCTTTGCGACCGCACCGATAGCACGTTTTCATATTTATTTCTCCATTTAATGACGTTCCAGAAATGTGTGTTACTGCATAACACGTTTTATCTGTATGACCATAACGACCACATCTACCGCAAGGTGGAACATATTTTAGTTCCTGAAACTCAACTTCCTCTTCATCGGATGAAGGAAAGTTAATAACAATTCCATCAGCGATTTTAAGAAGCTTCATATACATTCCGCATTGAGTAGAATGATCATCCCGAATTGATTTTACAGATTTAAGTTCAATAACAAGATTGTCAAGAACTAAGTCAGCTCGGACTTCACCTATTACATTACCTTCAAATAATACAGGTATTTTATGTTCAGATTTAAATATTATATTCTTTTTTTTTAGAATAACTTCCATAGCATTATGATATATTCTTTCAGTAAATCCGGCTCCTAGCGTAGAAAAGACATGTTTTGCGATTTGCTTGATTTGTTCCATTTGAAAATTAATTACTGTCATAATTGACAGTATAAACTACATAAATCCGTTTTACCGGATTAAACATCCATCTATTTGTTAGTCCAAGGATTGATTTGCGGCGGTGGGCCAAAAGGGTGTAATATTTTTATAAATTTTGTTTTTTCAGCAAGAGCTTTTGCTGCAGCTTCAGCAGCGGCTTCTGCCTCAGCCTTTTTAGCTTTTGCCTCCTCTTCTGCCCTGAATTTCAACTTACGTGCTTCCATATAGGGTTTAGCCTCATTATAGATAGCCTTCGCATCTTCAATTGAAACAGATGCGAGGCGTACATCACGATATTTCCCAACTATAACGATCTCGTGTGTTAAGTTAGGGAAAATCCTTGATCTTACACCCCTTGATTTTCTAACCCCTATCTGTTCATAAGGCTTCAAAGGAATGTTCGTAAATGAACCATGTGTTGTAGTCAATGTGAAACGACCATCTTCGTGCTCAATATAAGGAGCAGGTGTGAAGCCCCAACGAACGGCATGAGCAAGGACCTTCTCTGCTACATATTTATTCATTACAAATAGTTTCTTGGCATCTGCTTTGTTTAGAAAGGACATTAATGGAGCGGCACTTGGGCCGAGATGTTGAAGAATTGTTTCAAAAGTTGTCATAATTTGTTTGAGTAGGTTAATGTTTGATTTATTGAGATACACAAATCCGTTTTCATACATTAAATAGTAAAACGAATTTGGGTTAGTATTATTTATAACAATTCTAATGAGTGTTGAAACAATTTTATTAATCGCATTATTTCCAGTATTTGCTGCTCTAGCATTACTATCAGTAGTTCTCAATTATGCTATGTTTAGAGTTATAGAAGGTCGATGATCTATTTACACTTACTCTTAGCATCTTTTACAATATCAGAATCAGTAGTGTGATATGTTTTTCCACAAGTTAGTAAAGTATGGAAGAGATAAAACGGAATTATTATCACATATGTAGTTGATATTAAAATGCCAGTCTACTTTGTTATCCAAAATGGTGAATCATATCCTAACGGATATTCTACATATCAACTAGCTGTCGAACATGTAAAACTGAGAAATGCATGTATGCTTGAAGAGGCAAACGAGTGTAATCAAATGGATGTTATAGAGAATCCCGATGGAAAAACATATCTATACATTGAAAAGGGTATTCACATTTATATTCACAAACTTTCTGTTATTTACACTTCTTAAAGTAATTGCGGGCCGTCTTAGACCTACTCTTAGCATCTTTTACAATATCAGAATCAGTAGTATGATATGTTTTTCCACAAGTTAGTAAAGAGTGTACACGCGCATACCCCCATTGTTGTTGTGTTGCGCCTGGACGATGACCTGTTCTCCATGCGGCCATACCACGATCATATGATTTTCTTAGGTAGCTAGTAGGAACACCTGTAGCCTTTGATTTTTGTGTTAATGAATTTGCTTTAGGAAACATAGATTTAAATTTAGCAGTATAGTTAGATCGTCTTGTCTTAATATTTTTATCTGTTGAGAATCCTACGTAAGCTTTTGGATTTTTAGAAGACAACTTACCAAACTTAGAAATCTCTTTTCTTCGTTGAGTTTTCTTTCGTGATGATAATCCACTAAAATATTTCAATGGAGAATACATTATTCTTTAAGTTAGAAAGCATATTCTTGTATCTCCTTTCCTAAAGAATCATATACACCAAACTTTACAGAATATCCAGTAGCAGATGATTTACCTGTTGTTGTTTGATTTTTACATGTTGTTCCTGCTTGCCAAAATGACATAGCATCAGACGGTATTAACATTTTTGGATAATGATAAAAGTTACACATACGACCAGAAAACCCACCATCAGGTGTTAACTGAATATCTCCTACTGCAGGTTTAGGAACACCGCTTAAGAAGCATGATTTCACTAATTTACCATCAATGTAAATATCCATATTACGACCAAATACGGTAACACTAACAGAAAACCATGTTTGTAAAGGAATATTAGGAACTTCACAAACAAAAACATCATCTGATGAACCAGAATGTCCGGCAGGCGCTGGTTCTGATTTTCCGGATCCACCTTCTGTAGCAGGGTATACTGAAACACTCACCTGTAAAGAGTTATCTGTTGGATGTAGACTAATATGAGGGTTCATTACAGCACCATTTGTGCTATCAGGACGCTTTACAACTGATTTCTTTTTACCGTATCCATAATTCCAATCTTTCACATACATCCACCATTGCATACCATATCCACCATCACGTTCAGCTGAAAGAGGTGCAAGATTTCCTTGAATACTTGTAGATGTTGTAGCATCATGAAATGCAGGTGCTAGATCTCCACTACTATTGCCAAACAATGAACTATACAATTTACTTAAGAAAGGTGGAGGAGGAGCTTGGCTTCCTACAGGCGCAGAGGTAGGAGAAGGAGCATTTACACCGCCTGATTGAGGAAGTTGAGGGAATGGTGAACCATCATCGGCTTGGATATATGTATATCCGCCAGTACCAACATAATACTGAACGTACAAAGTCTTTAATTGTCCTGGATAAGGATCTGCAGAAAGTCCAACATTTGAATACCCAACTGTAAATGAAGGTAATGACGACTCATTCTGAACCATTGAAGTGACATAAGAAGTCACATCACTATAATTATTTTTATTATCTGTACCATACCTAGCATACCCAATATACAGAATATTAGAAGATGGAACTTGACCACCTGATGAAGACTTTGCTGGTTGAGGAAGAAGAGCAGTTGGCCATCCAAGTTTTATTGCAATCGCATCATACGCAAGGATAACTCCGAATACTAAAGCAACAAGACCAACCAAATATAGAATTGGTTTATACATAGATCCAGCAGAAGCACTAGCGGCGGCGGCAGCAGCACTTGCAGCAGCTTGAGCTTGGGCCTGAAAGGCAGCAGTTTGTTTCATAAGTTCTTCACCTGTAAGAGTAGCTTTTGAGAAATCTGGTGCAAATTTCACTGGTGGAGGAGCAGGGGCAGGTTTTGATCCGAACCAACTCATTTGTTAGAAACACCGAAGTAAAAAACGGACATCTTAACAGTGACAGATGGATATAAGTAGAATGTATTGTAATAACTGTGGAGACAAAGGTCACGTCTTCAGATCATGTACACACCCAGTAATATCATGTGGAATTTTATTTCTAAGAGGAATTTATGAACCACTTGAATTACCAGTTGATCCAAAAACAGTTAGTGTGCTTATGGTGAGACGAAAAGATAGTATGTCTTATATGGAATTTATACGTGGAAAATATGATACACGTGATAAAGATTATGTTAAACGTCAATTACAGAATATGACGATTAATGAACAGAAATTAATTGCTACAGAACCATTTGAAAATTTATGGACAAAATTATGGGGTAATGGGCGTGATATAGATACAGACGAATATATACTTGCGCGTGATAAGTTTAATGCAATTGATCGCAAAAATATAATATCAACTGTTCGATCTCAGTTTACTGAACCAGAATGGGGTTTCCCAAAAGGACGTAGAATGAAAGGTGAAACAGATATTGAATGTGCGATTCGTGAATGCTTTGAGGAAACTAATATTCCACGCGCAGCATTTACAGTTCGAGAAGATCTTACATTTACAGAAAGTTTTACAGGGACAAATAATATTAATTATAAACATGTATATTTTGTAGTTCTTTTGAAGGATTCAAAATTTATTAATCTATCACAAAAGTTCACACCAAGCCAACGACGTGAGATTTCCGGGATAGGATGGAAGACTCTCACAGAATGCAAAAATATAACTCGCCCACATTATGTAGAACGTAAACAAATGATTTCGGATTTGGAGCGGATCGTTTCTCTTGCCTCCAAATAATGGATTATAAACTTCTAGCATTTTCATCATTAGCAGTACTTATGTTGATGTTTTTATCTGGATTCGTTATATCTTTATTATCAACACAATTACAATGTTCTAAAATTGGAACATCTACTTCTTTTAAGCAAGGGTTGATATCTGCTATGGCTCCAACTCTTGTATATACATTAGCTGCTGCGTTTTTTGTTGTTCGTCATCCATTCTCAAGTACTTTTGAATCATTTGGTATTCCTGAAGACAGTGCTAGAATTCTAGGAGTTGGATATATTACAATGTTAACTGCATGGGTAACAACTGTTTGGAATATTCACAATAGTGAAAAAACTGTATGCCAAACAAATCTAAAAGAAATGACAGACTTCAAGAAGAAATTGATGGCAGAATTAGCTGAGAAGGAAAGAGAGAAGGAAGCCAATGCTACTAAGAAAGGTTAAAGTCTAGATAATATACTACACCTAAATAAGACACTACTGCAAACCCAAACATCCACCACCATACTGGAAAGACGGTCGATTCCTTTTTCCCAGTGCCAAACGGTCTAATTCTACCCTTTTCTCCAAAGGCCGCTGACGGTTTCAAATATAAGAACCCCGCGACTAAAAATAGATAAACTGATATCATCCATAATTTTGGATTTTTGCGGATGATTGCTTCCATTATGATTTCGTCGCCAAAAATAAGTAGAGGGAATGTTCGTCCTACCGAATAGAAAAGCATTCTCGGATTCTATAACACGTATATTTTTGAAGTATAGAAAGACCGATATAGATCCTTTGGATACAGCTGATTCAGAAGAGGATCTATGTGCCCGTCGAGGTGACATGTCTAAAAACTCAAAAGAGTTGTTTTCATATCAGAAGATTGTTCGTGAATATCTTATGATGGAAACACCATATCGAGGTCTCCTATTATATCATGGTCTTGGTTCAGGTAAAACATGTTCCTCGATTGCAGTAGCAGAATCTCTTTTAAGTACTAAAAAGTGTTATATATTATTACCTGCTTCTCTATCAGATAATTATAAAGGTGAAATTCGTAAATGTGGAGACCCTATATATGCTTTTGAACAATATTGGGAACCCAAGTCTATTAAAGGACCTGATGATGTTACACAAGCAAAATCAATGGGTATTTCCCAAAAGTTTTTAGATACAAATGGGCGTTTTTATGTAACTTCTCCTGAACGTCAACCCAATTTTCGTACTCTACCTCTCGACGTACAAAAAGGTATTCGTTCTCAAATTGATGATATTTTAGATCAGCGTTTCACATTTATTAACTATAATGGTATATCAAGTTCTAATATTGATACAATACTTCCTCCAGATAATCCTCAACAGTTTGATGATTCGGTAATAATTATTGATGAAGCGCACAATATGATTAATTATGCAGTGAATAACACAATCCGTAAAAAACTATATGATCGTATTTATGCTGCTCGCAACTGTAAGGTAGTTGCTCTTTCTGGAACACCTGTTATCAACAAACCTCAAGAAATAGCCTTTCTAATGAATTTATTACGTGGACCTATAGAACGCATTTCTATTCCTACTAAGTCAGCTACTCAATGGGATGAAGCATTAATGAATGGGTTTTTTCGCATGATGAAGGATGTGGATACTATCGAATATAATTCAGTTAAAAGAACTATTATGTTAACACGTAATCCTCCATATTTTGAAAGTCAATATAATGAAAAGGGTGAGCGTGTAGCAGTAAAGTATAATAAGGATGCAAAACAGGATCCTGATATGAAAGCATGGGTTTCAACATGGAAGACTAAATTTGAAACGACATTTGCTGGTATTGAATTTCCTGATTCCGATAAAATGGTTATTGAAAAACTTGAATTACTTCCTACTGATTTCGAAGAGTTTATGAAAATGTTTGTTGATGGTCTTTCAATGAAAAATTCAAATTTATTCAGTAAACGAATTCAAGGATTAGTATCATACTTTAAAGGAGCAGATGAACGATTACTTCCTAAGAGATTGGAAGAGGAAAATACACTTGTAAAGATTCCTATGTCTCCCGAGCAGTTTCAACGTTATTTAGAAACTCGTTGGGTTGAAGTTCAGCGTGAATCTCGTAAATCTAGATCTCCAAATTTAAATGATGATTTTGGATCATTTCGTATGACATCACGTCTTGCGTGTAATTATGCTATTCCACCAGAACTTCGTACTACAACAGAAGAAGGTGCGACAGAAGAAACTGTTATTGAAAAATCAGATGTACTTGAAAGACTAAAAGCCGATCCTACTAGATACTTATCAGAAGAAGCACTTGCAAAGTTCTCACCAAAAATGTTAGCAATGTTAAAAGATATTAAAGCAAATATAGGTGAACCTGGAAAATTCAATAATCAGTTTATATACTCACAGTATCGTTCTTTAGAAGGTATTGGTGTATTCAATGCAGTTTTAGAAGCAAATGGATTCCAAGAATACAAACTAATAAAGAAAGGTGGAATTTGGTCAGAATCTCCTGATATGAAAGAAGGTGTGCCAGCATATGGTGTATTTTTAGGTGGAGCAGAAGACGAACGTGAACTACACCGTCAGATATTCAATCAAGATTATTCTGATACATTTCCTCAATCACTCAAAGATTCAATTAAAGAACATAGATTATGTGTATTTTTAGGATCACGCGCAGCTGCAGAGGGTATCACATTAGCTGATGTACGCAGAGTACATATTATGGAACCATACTGGAACCCTGCTCTTATTGAACAAGTAATTGGTCGCGCAATTCGTATCTGTTCTCACCGTAAACTACCAATTCCAGATCGTACAGTTGTGGTCAAACTATACATGAGTGTATTTACTCCTGATCAATCGACAACCAATGAAGGATTTAATATTGTTCCAATTCGCAGAAATGATATGACTTTAAAACGGTATGAGGGAGATGAGCCACGTGAGATGTTTATGACATCAGATGAATACCTATATGAAGTTGCATATGAAAAGGGTCGTATTGTAAAGAATATTAGTTTATTGTTAAAACAATCAGCTATTGATTGTGAGATTCATAGACCTTTACATGCAAAAGAAAAGCCGGTAATACAGTGTATGCGGTTTGATACGACTGCTACAGGTGAAGATCTAGCATATAAGCCTGGATTCAAATCAGACGATCTTGACACTCTTTATATGAGAAATATACAACGCAGAACAAGGCGTATTCAAATAATAAAGGCAAAAGATATTGTATTTGTGTTAGATCCAGACACTAATGAAATATTTGATCATCCTTCTTTTCAGGATACAAAACGATTAATCAGAATTGGAATTCGGAATGCTCCTGGAGAGATACGCTTTTTTACCTCAGTAGTTTCATAATATGGCATCTAATATCCAACGTGGAACTCGTGGACTATCGGCAGGAGATTGGATTCGTCTAAAGAGACTTAAAGGAAGTCGCAATTTTGAAGCAGATAAACCGAGTGATATTACTAATCCAGATCCTCGATCCGAAGTCAAAAGCGGACGTAGTGTATATACTGAATTTGGTACATCTAAGATTCGTCGACCTGCTTCAAACTATACTGATTACATAGCATCACAAACAGTTGATTATATCTTGGAATCTCCAAGTGGGTCATGTGGTGTTAGTAAAAATTTAACAGTCAATAGAATATGTAATTGCGATACATCATCTGCCAAAAAGGTTGGGTTATGTGCAACGTGTGGAAGTTAAACATTCTAAACTAACGATCATATAATAGAACCATGACAGGTGGATTAATGCAATTAGTGGGCAAAGGGGCTCAAGATGTACTGATAACAGGAAATCCCTCCTTTACGCACTTTCGATCTGTTTATAAACGCCACTCTGAGTTTGCAATGGAACATTTTCGTTTATATTTTAAAACAAGCAACTTAAACCTTACACAGACCGGATCATTAACACTCCGAGCTAAAGTAGAACGATATGCTCAATTAATACACGATTGCTATTTGAGTATAAGATTACCAGATATATATTCACCAGTTGTTCCTATTACAACTACTCCACCAAATCTAAGTAATGGTTCAAATGCTATAGGATATGAATTTCAATGGATTGAAAATATTGGATATAACATGATCAATTATGTTGCGGTACTAATTAACGGACAAGAGATTGTTAGACATACAGGTGAATGGATGAAGCTTTATGCAAATCTAAAATTTGATGCAAATAAGAAGGCTATTTTAAATGAAATGATAGGTAATATTCCCGAACTATATGATCCTGCAAATGCGTATGACCGTATTAATCAATATCCACATGCTATTTCAAGTAAACCATCTGAGTTAGCAGCTCCTTCAATTAATGGAAAAGTTTTATCAATACCTCTTCATTTTTGGTTTTGCGAATCAATTGGATCTGCATTACCATTAATTGCTCTACAACATTCAGAAGTTGAATTTGTAGTAGATTTAAAAAATATTTATCAATTATTCACTGTTCGTGATGTCAGAGAAAGTATTGGCTTAAGTCCAAATCCTAATTTTGGAATAAGAGGAGCATGTCCTATCATTTCAGATGTATTTAGTATGTCACATTTTTTATCATCACCTACATTCCCCGATCAACGTATACCTGCTATTCCAAATTTACTAACGTGGAAGATGGATCCATTTATGGAATGTAATTATATTTTTGTTTCTGACGCGGAAATGGCGCATATTGCAACGACAGATCATTCATTCATTGTTACACAAATAGACATACGAGAAGCACATGGACAACATGGCTTTGTTAATGAACTTGATTTAATAATGAGAAATCTATGTACACGTGTTGTATGGGTTTGTCAACGTAGTGATCGTATGGAGAAAAACGATTATGATAATTATACTAATTGGGATAATCCTTATCAACCACCCTTATCAAGTACATTACCATTTATGTCTGCATACTATTCAACTGGAAAAAAACAGATTGCAGGTATCTCATCTAAAGACATATTAATAGAATCTGTATTAGTGATTGATGGTAAAGATCGTTTTGGTTTAAAACAGTCTGAATTCTTCAAAAATATTCAAAATTATCGTCATCATAATGGGCGATCAATAAATGATATACCGGGAATATATTCATATTCATTTGCTTTAGAGCATGATAACGGTCAACCATGTGGTCATATTAACGGTTCTCAATTTAATAAAACAGTTCTTCGTAATACATATGTCGAACCTCCATTATCAAGTGCTCTCGGAGTCGTATCTCTTCCGAATGATGTATGTGTCCTTAAATCAACATTAGGAAGTACAAATCCAGTAATTATTCCTGCAGATAGAGTATCAAATTATACACCTGACCAGATTGTTCATGTTGTTAGAAAAACTGAATCAAATACATTAGCGTATACATATACAACTCGAGCATTTGTAGAATCATATAACTTTTTACGAGTTATGGGAGGCATCGCAAATGTCGTGTTTTCTTCATAATAAGAATGAGTACTGGAATTTCAATAGTACGAGCTGTATATGGTACAACTACAACAACCACAGATGTTACAAAAGCAGTTGCTTCTTTGGTAACAGATGGATCATTAAAATTCACAGTAACTCCAAATACATTAAATGCAACAGATCCAGCTCCTGGTCAATTAAAGACACTTACAATAACTTATACAATAAATGGTGGTCAAGATAATCAGATTTCAAAAAACGATAATGATATAGTTTCAATAGATGCACCACCTATACGGATTGCATCTGGATTACAGATTGTGAAAGCAGAGTATGGATATACTGGTAATTTTACGGATGTAACAGATTCGATACAAAATCAGGTAATTAACGGTGAAATAAATATTAAAGTTAGTCCATCGTCTATGGGTATTCCTGACCCAAACCCAAATAAGCAAAAGGAACTACGTGTTGAATATACTATTAATGGTAAAAAGTCATCTGATAGCATCAAGGATGGTTCATCATTTAGATTAAGTGCGCCTCCAAATCAAACAGTATCAAATACATCTCCATCTCAGACAGTTGGAACTTTAATTGGAATGGTATTCAAATCTGTTGCATATTTCTTTGGAATGTTTCTATATACTCTATCTATCTTTATAGCAATTGAATATGGTAATCAGTTTATATCTCCACTATTATGGGGAGCAATAGCTTTCTTTTTACCATTCTATTCATTTTGGGGATTACCTATTATAACATTTTTGGTTCGTCTGTTTAGTTCTGAAGACTTTATACATTAATTTAGACATTCATTACGTATAATAGGTAATGGAAATTAAACGTGAAGTAGTCGAACGATGGCAAATGGTTTGGAATAATATTTGTAATATGGCTTATTATCGTAAAGGTATTGTAACATATGTAACTACGGATTCTATCGAATATAATAACATACTTAGATATCATAGTTTGAAATCTTCTAATTTTGATGAAATTACATTAGATCATACTTGGAAGAAGTATAGTTCAATTAAAAATAACAATGGTGATTTTTTAGAGCCATTGGTAGTTCCAGAGGTTCAAGAAATATATATCCCTCGTGTTCTTTTTGATACACTTGGCATACATGAATGGTTTAAACATTCATTTCCAAATTGTTCAATTTCTTTTTGGGAAGATGACATCTAAAAAATTGCCTTTCGGCTGTTATATTTATTTTTTTACTTAGTCATTGTCTTGAACCTTCCCACTCCAATGAAGCCTGCGAAAACGTCACCAGTATCTCGAGCTTCATAAACACGACCGGTCTTCTCACCAACAACATAATTTGTTCCTTCAAATACCTTTTCCTCGAAATCTTCATCATCGTCAGATTCAGGACCCTTAACAAGGCGTCCATTATCTGCGTCCCAGAATGTACCTGTATTAACTGTAGCAGTCATAGTAATATTCTGAAGTTCAGTAAGTGTTACATCAACAACAGTAGATTCGCTATTAATAACAATCTCATTCTCTGGCTCAGTATCTTCTGCAGCTGTTTGCATTCTAACAGTCTCACTGTGAACCTTCGTCTTTGCAAAGGAACGCATATGATCTGACAGTCCTTCATTTCGATAATCATCATCAGTAAGATCCTCAACATACTGCTGAAACTCCTTCTTCAGCTTATCGGTGAGCTCAACCTTTAGACCTTCAAATACTGTCTTCAGTTGAGAAGCCATAGTAGGAGAGAAACGCTTAATACGCTTTTCCTTTACTTCAGGCTTCTTAGGTTCAGACTTCTTAGGCTCAGGCTTTGGAACAGGCATCTTCTCAAGAAGCTTATCTAGCTTCTTCTGCTCCTTATCGATCTTCTCACGCTGCTTATCAGCATCCTTTGACTTACCATCGCTGAGCTTATTCTGCCAAAGCTCAATGTTCTTACGGCAAACTGCGATCTTTTCAGTAAGATCAGAAGTTGTAGTGTCTGGTGGAGATTCAGAAACATCATCCTTCTTAGCTACTGTCTTCTTATTTACAGGCTTTTCACTCGTAACATTCTTATCGACCACCTTAAGGATCTCCCCAACATGATCGACATCAGTCTCCCATCGCGTGAACTCAAATGCCTCATCGGCATCAAATCCATAGTTTGCTGCAAGGCACTCAACGAGTGCGTACAGCTTGGTCTCCATTTGCTTGCTTGAAATCATTGTTGACATATTGGATAACTTGTAGTGTTCAATATACAATTCATTATGAAAAATGAAATCCGTTTTCAATGAATTAAAAAACTTTATTCCCCATTACAGGTTCCAGAGCATATACTGATGTCGCCGAACAAAGCCTTTCTTTTTTTATTTGTTTTAGTTTTTTTACTTTTTTATTTGTTTTATATTTTTATGTGTCACTGAGGATTATTCTAAACCAGTTGCCATAATCCTCAAACTCAGCACCATGTTTAATGAGGCTACGAACAAGTAGAGCACGATTAACACGACTCATTCCACTAACATCATAGTGGTTAGAATCATGTCCTTCTAAGCCACGATCATAGAATGAATCCCATATCTCGGCCATTGTGCTGCATGGAAGAGAAACATGGTATATTTCCAATTCACGCATATCGCGATGATCATACTTACAGCCACCTTCATCAGGTGTCTTGCTATTCGTAGGATCAGTCTGTTGGCAACGACATCCACGAGTTCTACCACGAGATGCTACCCACTTATCATAGTGTTCGCAACGTTCATGCCGAAACGGGCAGTTTTGCCACAAACATGCATTACCATGTTTACACCATCTAGGTGTTCGGGCGGGAAGAGAATTCTGAAAGGTATCCGTCTTCTCGCCGACAATTTCCCAGTCATCAGAAACCACAATAGTCTCTGGTTCAATTGTCGAAACAATTGAGAAATCATCATCATTTAGAAAGTAATCGCCCCATGCTACCCCTTCAGGGATAACAGAAGCGCGCAACGTGTCAATCATTTCTTGTATGATAGGCATGTTGTATAAAATTCGATTTAACTTCAAAGATAAAATAATTGTCTCAAAGTCATGTACCATTAACTACTAATGGACTTAACTAATCCGTTTTTCATGGTTGCGTTATCCACATTTTTTAACAAACATTATCATTAACAAATGACAGATTCGGAGTTTGCAAAAACGCATTTATCGGATCATTTACGGTCTCTTATTGTTCCTCCTATTGCAGAAGGGTTCTGGAGTATTCATAAATCTTCTAAAGAGTTATGTGAACGGAATAGTCAACCTGACCAGATTCTAAGAACCTTTCAAAATATGCTAACAAAAATTCCCGAATGGTCAGATTTAACATTAGCAACTGAAGTAGAACGTATTGAAAAGGTAACTAAGTGTAATTATTTAGATGATCTCATTATGGGTGTATTTATTTCATATATGAAATCATTTGCATCATTACACCAAAGAGATAACTCAAAAGAAATTGAGATTGAATTTAATAGACCATCTCTTGCATTATTTATTCATTCATTATATATTCATTCTGCACGCAAATTATGGCAAACTGCTTATCTTTTGAATACTGATTTATCAGCAGAAGCACACGCTCGTAATCGCCAAGAAATTGAAAAGAGTATAGGTATGTGCCTAGATCATGTTATTCGTGAATTTCTTCCTTGGAAAGCAATTACTAACAAATATTTTGGAAATAATACTAACCAAGCTGTTAATACAACTACAGAAAGTGTAATTATACCACCGGTTGAGGAAACAAAAAGCGTAACATTTGGTAATAAAGATGAAGATGAGGAAGATGAGGAAGATGAGGAAGATGAGGAAGATGAGGAAGATGAGGAAGAACAACTCAAGCTTAAAGTTTCTGATGAAGATGCAGTACTCGATATTCCCGAAATGACGTCAGATACTACGAACATTGATGCAATGTCAGAACTTGAAAACAAGGTCTCTGAAACTCTCGTTCTAAATCTGTAGAGAATTACGGAAATAGACAACAAATGATGATTATAATTGCTTCAATTGCAGTAGCATTAGCTGCCTTTATTCTATATGCTCTTGATCGAAAAACAAAGGGTGAACCAATTCATTGGGAAACTGCAGGAAAGGTAACTTTGTTTGGAGGTCTATTAACATCTGGAGTAGTATTCGCCACAACAAATGATAGTATAATTGAAACCGTAAAGACCGTAGCAGAAAATGCTCCAACTGTACAAGATATGTTTGTAGGTCAACCAACTTTCTAAACATCAACTAATAAAACTGTACTACCTTCTTCTACATTCTCAACACTATAAACAGATTTTAGACTTAATATTTCTTTTCGCGGAACAGCATTATCTTTACAGAAGCGAGCTATTGCCTTGTAAAGATGAAATCCGTGATACCGATCATGTCTTGGATTCTTTTTTCCAAATAAAATTGATGTATCGTCATCTATTGTAACCCATTTCTTAAATAATTTATACAGCAAATTATCTGGTTCGGGTTCTGGAAATATATCCCAAAATAATGAAGTTGCTAGTCGGGCTAAATCAAATGAAGGATTAGGTCTTATTTCTGATTGTTTAGGAATATAGTAATCGCCATAATTATACTGTCCTCCAGCTTCCTCTTCTACATAGAAATGGTCACTCATAAAAAGTTTAGGGTCTTTCATGCCTGTAAGTTTAATAGATGCAACACCTCGCTCGAAATCAATTATTTTGATAGTATATCCAAATGTAGGGACACGATATAATATTCCACCGCAATTATAGTAATAAAACTCTGTCTGTGTAGGTGTATACATGATATTATTCGCATGAAGGTCATTATGCGTAAGACCAATAGTTCGTTGGGCATAAGCAAGTGCGAACATAACTTGTGAAATCCATGCTAAGTGTTTTTCTGTTTGAGGATTCAACATCATTAATTGATAAAGTGTTCCTTCACATTTTTCCATAACAGTTACATGAACAGGAACATTCTTAAACGTTGCCCATGCAAATGGTTCATATGATTCATCATCTTCATTATCTTCTTCCTCTTGATCATCTTCACAATCACATGATTTTACTGCAAATACATACGATGTAGATACTGAAGATGAATCAGAATCATTGTCTGAAATTTCTTCTTCGTCATGAAATACTCTATTAATGTCGGCCATTGCAACTTCATTAGTATTAGTAGTTTCTAAATGTTCTACTTCTCCAATTTCTATACTTTCACCAAGTTGAATAGAAAGTCTGGCACTACGAGTATGCTTAAACTCATTTGATTCTTGAATTTCTTCAGAAAGTTTAATATCGAATAATTTACCAATATTTTGTGAAAACCATGTTCTTTCAGATAATTCACCATAATCATCGGATATATCTATTGTGTGCTGGTAAGTTTTACCTGTGAATACACCATATATTTTTGGGAAATGAATACATCCAGTTTGGGATAAAACAGTAGATATAATTGATCCTACATAAGCAGCGTTATTAGTATTCTGTAGTTTATGCATTGCATTAGTAGCTTGTTCAATTGAGGTTGGTAGACCTAGTGTTGTACCGTACTCTCCTCTCATCCACTTGTATGGTGATAATAACATCGTTGTTTTTCGGTGTATTTCTACATTATTGCCGTTAATAGTTCTTATTTTAGATGGGCTCGAGACCATACAAACTTCATCATTAAGTTTAATACCATATTCATTGATACATTCAAGAGTGGACGACTTAAAAAGTTTTTCAATTGGAGGAAAATATGGTTGAATGTTTGCGAGATTCCAGAATGTAGAAGCCGACGATATAAGAAGCGATAGATCGTATTTATGAATAGAAAGTGTAATATGAGAACTTCTTAACTCACTATTAGAATTCTGCTTTGTACGTTTTACCATATTATAGAATTGTGTTAAAGCATAATCAAAAACTTCACGCGATAGTATTAATGAACTTTAATATAAAAAAATTTAGCATGGATATGATCCGTGATAGATGTGCATTGGATTCAAAGAAAGCACCAATGATTGTTTTAATAGGTAAACGTGATACAGGAAAATCATTTCTTGTACGAGATGTATTAGCAAATACTAAGGATTGCTTTCCTATTGGGACTGTTATTTCTGGTTCCGAAGTCGCTAGTCCATTCTTTCAAGATTTGGTTCCTGCTAAATTGATTCATGATAAATACAATCCTTCGATTGTAATGGGTTCAATTAAGAGGCAAATGGCAGTAAAACAAGCAAGAAATCGTGAAAATAGAGGAGGAGGTAATTCGAATGTAGATCCTCGAGCATTTTTGATATTAGATGATTGTTTATATGATAAAACATGGATGAATGAAGAATCTACAAGATATGTTTTTATGAATGGGAGACATATTGACCTTGCAACAATGATTACTATGCAATATCCTTTAGGTGTTCCTCCAAATTTAAGAACTAATATTGATTTTGTATTCATTCTTCGTGAAAATGTAATTGGTAATCGTAAACGTATTTATGATAACTATGCTGGTATGTTCCCAACATTTCAAATGTTTTGTCAATTTATGGATCA